CCAACACCATGCTCTACGGCACCGCGCCGTACAAGGCTGGTAAGGGCGCCCCCGCTCAGCACATCGACGTGAGCGATCGACTCCGTCCTCAGAGCACGTCCCGCTTCAACAAACACCTCGTCGAGACGTACGATCGTAACTACTTCCCTCTGAACAACGTGGAGTGTAAGCTGCCCATCCGATCGATGTCGTACGAGCCGGCCAGCACCCGCGCTGATCTCCAGAACGGTCTTTTTCAGCAGAGATACCTCAATAAAAATGTTAACACAAAGTAAGAATGGCCGATCCCATCTCGTTAATGGCAGTGGCCGGCCTCGTATACGCGGGTCGTAACTTGAGCACGAATTCAAAACCACCTGAAGTTACTACCGAACCTGTATTCATGAAGAAACCCGTCGTCGTCGAGGAGGATAACTTCGAACCCCCTGTGGACATCCGACATAAGCAGGAGATGGCCAATTTCGGTGACATCGCCAACCAAACGCGGTCCAGCGGTCAAGAGATGTCCGACATGCGAAACCGTATGTACGATCACGGCCGGATGAACAACCTTTCGCCGATCGAGAAAGAACTCGTGGGTCCCGGTCTGGGTGTCGGTCCGAATACACCGGCTGCCGGTGGATTTCAGCAGATGCTCCGAGTGAACCCGATCAACGTCGGTGAATATAAGCTCACCACGCTTCCAGGGCGAACCGGTCCCGCCGCCGACCAGTCCGGTGGTAGGTCCGCGGTCGTCGGCCAACTCACGCATAACAAACCGGCGACCACCGCGCACCTCCCCTCGCGCCTTCCCGCCGTGCCCGGCCGCGCGCAGGGTATGACCGGCGTCGTCCCTCGCAACGAGCACGAACGGACCAAGCGAACCACGAACCGCGCGCAGACAGGGTACAGAAGCGACGGCCTGGAGTTCGCCCCTGCGAAGCGTGTCATCTCCAGCCTCACCTCCGCACAGGATCCCACGCGGTTCAAGAGTGATAACAACGGCGCGCATCTCATGTATAACAACCAGCCGGCGCCCGGCATTTCGAACTTCGTGGGCGGCTACACCAACACCGCCGCCGTGCAGATGAACGGAAAGACCAACGAGCAACTCATGAAGTACGGCTTCAGGCCCGAAGACAAGCGCGGTATGCCCAACCGCATGGGTAACCCCGGTCGCATGAACGTTCGCGAGTCGGCTCTCAAGCAGGGCGGCACCGTGACGGCCGTTCGAAGCGATACGAGCCGCATCGACGGACGATTCGCGACCCCGAACGGTGGGTGGATGCAGAACTACCAGCAGAAACCGTACCACCAGTTCAACGCGTACAAAGGCCAGGGCAACCCCCACGCCAAGGGCCCGAACTTGGAGATCGCCAAGAGGCAGCTGGCGAACAACCCGCTCGCGCACCGATTCTACGAGTAAACGTTTCAACACTCACACGAAAACATTCATTAAAATATTGTTCCCCTATTTTAATGAAGGTTCATAACTTCGCGATTGACAGTAGTCAACGCGATCCCGCACTTTACCCGAACCCGAATGATTACACCGTGACTCTTGACGATGCTATATACGACGTGTCTCAAATCAAACTGATCTCCGGTCGTATTCCCACTTCGCAGCTCCTGGTATGTGATTCGAATAACAAATTTGATGTCATAGATAAAACTGGAGGTGCCGCTGCTCGTCCAAGTGGACAGGATCCTTGGATTTCTATACCATCACATTTAACTAGCTTGTACCCATCGGGCAATTACACAACTGTGACCTTACAAAATGGTAATTACACCGGGGCATCTCTAGCGACTGAAATAAATAATAAACTTACTGCTGCTGGGATTTCGTTCGATGCGAACGATAATACATTCAATTTTGGTGGAGGTTATGCGAATTTCATTTTTTTATTTAAAAGAGGTGCCCGTGGATACGATTCTAACATGTCATCAACAACACCCTACCAAATTTTAGGTAGTGGCCCAGAAGATTTAGATGTAACGGACGATTTCGGTGCAGCGAACTTGAAAGGTCCCAATTCTCTGGTGCTGCGCATCTCGTCTGGATCTGAAAAGTTTAATCAGACTGTGTACGTTCAAGAACCGTATTACACGGGACATATCCTCCTGGACGGAACTGACTTCGTGAACGTGAGCGGCGCCGATGATAAGGTCACGCACACTTTCCACTCCGGCGCTCTTAAATCCGTGAAGGATCTTCGAATCGAGTTTTTCTACATGAGCCACGGACGACTCATTCCCTACGATTTCAGAAATCAGGAGCACGTCCTGAAATTCGAAATCACCTGTTCCACCGACAAATTGGAAAATATGACACCCCTGCCGCCGCCGACATCGCGGAATGAAGAGAAAGATGAGCCGCTGCCCGTTGTAAGCATTCCCGAAGAGAAGGGGAATCTTTACAAGGTCGAATACATTTACATCGGCCTGATCATTTTCACTGGTATCCTGTTGATACTGTCTATGGGTAAGAAGCGAGCCGCTTAGCGGGTGATCGCGTAGACGGGCTGCGCGGGCTTAGAGACGCGACGGTTGACGGTGCTGACCACGAGGTAGACCACCACGGAGAGAAGGGTGGTGAGGAAAGCGGTCATCACGTACTGGCGGCCTCCGTTGCGGGGGACCTTCACGACCTGGGTGATGGACCAGCGGACGAAATCCATCCAGGACATCGCCGCAGCGAAGGAGAAACCCGCGACGATGGAGTTGAGGGTCTGGGAAGAGAGCTCCTGGGAAACAAGGTTGACAGTTTCGATGGCAGCGGACATGGTGTGTTATACTATGTACTAAGAAAAAATTATTCAAACGAGAGTTTCTCCTTTTCTACTATTTTTTTAAACCTTTTCGTCTTGACCTTCTTCGAAAACATCTCCTCGTCGTCCGAATCGTCAGTCGAGCTCTCTGCCGATTCGTACTTCTGGAACTGGTCGTCGTTAAACGACCACGGCTCAGGCTCCGAGATGTCCATTACTATTGATTGTATTTTTTAACATCTCCTCTGCCGGACTCTGGGGAACCCACGTGTCCCACATGTCGTATGCCGCGTTGATTTCAATCAGGAAAGGGTCGTCTCCTGAGTAGCGAACGAAATCGGGGCAGTCTTCCACTGGAACCTCCTCTATCTCAGAACCCGAATCGTCAGAGTCGCTCTCGTAAATCTCAGGCATCGTGCTGCCGATCACCTGACCCACCTTGCGCATGGCACAATACTTGGTGGCGTACTCGATATCTTCAGGAAGGAGAACGTCGCGCTCACACCCTTTCGAGTAGTACCCCGCGATCACCACGCTCTGTTCCAGTACGGGTAGAAATATATCCATCATCGTGGCGATGTAATTTTCGGCCATGTCGTCCGCCGAGCCGTTGAATCCGGTTTGCATCAACATGTTACTTTCATACGCGATAAAATGTTTACGAAAAAACCCCTAAATATACTAGAATGAATCTCCAGCTGAGGAAATTCAAGCCTGAGGTGATGACCGACGATAGGGTCTGTGTCTTCGTGGGCAAGCGCAACACCGGTAAGTCCACTCTGGTAAAGGATATCATGTTTCATAAGAAACATCTTCCGGCTGGTATCGTGCTCTCAGGGACTGAGGAGGGGAACCACTTCTACTCCGAGTTCATACCCGACCTCTTCGTGTACGGTGACTATGACCGCGATGCAATCGAACGGGTCATGGCCAGGCAGAAAAAGCTGGTCGGAGCCGGGAAGAAAAATTGCGGCGCCTTCATGCTTCTGGATGACTGTATGTATGACTCAAAGTTTCTAAAAGATACGTGTATTCGTCAGTGCTTCATGAACGGTCGTCATTGGAAGATTTTCTTCATGTTGACGATGCAGTACGTGATGGATCTCCCACCAGCACTACGAGCTAACGTGGATTACGTGTTCATTCTCAGGGAGAACATTATTCAAAATCGGGAGAAACTTTACAAATCCTTCTTCGGTATTTTTCCCTCATTTGATATGTTCTGCAAGGTGATGGACGCGTGTACTGAGAATTATGAGTGTCTCGTGTTAGATAATACGGTAAAGTCTAACAAGATTCAAGATTGTGTGTTCTGGTACAAGGCGACGCTCAGGAAAAACTTCAGAGTGGGGAGTCCTGATCTATGGAGACTTCACAAGAAGATGTACAATCCCAAGCACGGCGACACCAAGGAGGATGACGCCAAGAAAGCGACCAAAAAGACAAACCTCAAGATAACCAAAACCAAGTGATAATGCGTCTCATTGATACTTCAAAAAACTAGGTGTACAGTATATGGCTGACAACGTGATGACCATGAACCTCGCGGACAACGGGGACGGGATGGTACCTCTGATGAACAACAATCAAGCGACGACGTTCAGGCAGAATGAATCGTCAGCGTATATTCAACATGAAAAAAATATCAATGAACATAAAGAGACGACGATGGACTCTACCCCTATTAACGATATCATGATGGAGCCCCCGATGGTTCAGCACGAACCCAAGATGCAGGGCGCCATGCCGCACATGACTGCCCCGGATCCCCAGGGTGCGTACCAGATGCAGGCCGAGAAGCCCGCGAGCAAGAACCCCTTCAACCTCACCGACGACCAACTCACCGCACTCGTCGCCGGTTTCTGCGCGGCCGCGTCTGTGTCTAAGCCCATCCAGGATCGCCTCGCGACCTCTATCCCCAAGTTCCTTAACGAACAAGGGGGTAGAAGTTTGGTCGGCCTCGCCTCCACCGGTGCGGTGGCGGCGGTGATCTTCTTCCTCGTGAAGGATTACGTCGTCAAGCATTAATCCCAGCCCATGTTGCTGTAAATGGAGCTGTCTCCGAACCTCCAGGAAACGAGCGCACCAACGGCGAACGTCCCCGACAATAAGGCACTGAGCTTAAGTTTCTTATCGTTGGACGCCTTACCGCTGTCTTTCATAGCCTCCCTCGTGTCCGGAGAAGCGAGGTTGATGAGGTACACCAATATCAAACTGATGAGCGTCGCGTTGAAGAAAAACTGTCGGTTCACCGCGAGTTGAGGTGCCATACCCACTGCGTAGCGCATGGCGTTCGGTGCGATGATCGTCATCCAGAACAGGTTAACCAGGTAACTTTTCGTGTACTGGGGCACAAGTAACATCCCGTACAGGATGATCCAGGAAATGACCGAATATCCCAGGACGGTGATCGAAGACTTCATTTTACTGTAAACTGAGATATTATTTATCCTGGACGTGTTGACCGCAGAACTCCGTCTTCTCCATCACCCGCTCGTAGATTCCCATTTCGACGCACATGTCCCTGAGCTCCTCGTAGTTTTTCCAGAATTCCGGTGAGTGTGAGTACTCATCGACCGTGCAGTGCGCGAGCTCGTGGATCAGGACATGGAAAATAACGTTCGGTTCGCCGTCCAGGCACAGTGCGATCTCCCCGCCCTTGTTGGTGTTGGTCCCGACGGACTCGCTCATCCAGCGCTTGCCGGTGAGGGGAATGTGGCGCGTGAGCATGTGAAACTTTTCGTTGCCCGTCTCCTTCAGGTGTTCCCTGAGGGTTTTGTACTTTTCGTTGACGATCCTCAGGTTCTCCGGCTGCTTCGTGGTGACGAAGAGCACGATCGCGAGGACGATGAGGACGGCTGCGATCATCATCTCTTAGAGTACACGAAGATAAATTTACTGTAGAGTTCCGATATGGGATTTCCCTCCAACCCCTCCCAACTCAAGAGCGTGAACCCCGCGTCCTCGAGGTGGGTCACCAGCAGGTCTTTGTACGCGACCGGCTCTGATCTCGGTCCGTCCGCGTAGAAAGGTGTGTCGACCAGGTGGACGAACAACTTCTCGCCGAACCCCCCGTTCCCGTGTTCCTTGAGTTTGAAAAAATTACCGCGGTCGTCCACCAACGGCGTTTTGAACACGATCTTCTCCGAATCGGGGATGATACCTACGAGATGCCCACCCGGCTTGACGCGTTTTCGAATTTCACGTATCGACGTGTGGAAGAGTTCCTTCGTGGCGAATATGTAGTGCAACGAAAAGTTGTAACACACGATGTCGTGTTTTCTGTTGGGGCAGGCGCGAACGTCCCCCTCGTAGAAGTTTACCCTGATGCGCATGTTCTTGGCGCGAGAACGTGCCTCCACGAGCGCACTTGGTTCGGGGTCGCACATGCTGATGTTCGCGCCGCACCTGTGCCATTTCTGGAGGTCGCCGCCGAAACCGCATCCCACGTCCAGCACGCTGTTTCCCTCCCTCGTGACCGCCTCGATCAACGATCGCTTGGCCTCGTTGTGGGTCTTGCGTAGTTCTTCCATGCTTTTCTTTGACGTGTAAACTTTAACTTAAAGTTTTGGGGCTCGGTATGTATAGAAATGTCCCTCACTCAGGATTACACCACCGTTCCCGGCCAGCTCTATGCGTGCCTCTCCGTCGTAGGCCCCGAGGCCCCGCAGAAGAACGAAAAGTTCGGGATCAAGATCCGCGGCGCTTTCTCCAACAGAGACGAAGCCGCCAATCACGCGAAGCGACTCCAGAAGGAGGATCCCACATTCGACATCTACGTCGTCGACATGTACAAGTGGCTCCTCATCCCGCCCGACCCCGCCGCCATCGAGGATACCAACTACACGAACGAAAAACTCCAGGAAATCATGACCGGCTACCGCGAGAACCAGGCGCAGGCGGCTCGAATGTTCCAGGAGAGAAAGGACGGGATGATCTCGGGAACCAACCACTTCACACCCGGGGATGATAACTCCAGGTTTTACACCAAGTCCGACGAGGCTCCGATCAGCCACCCCGCAGAAGTCTTGGAGCGCCTTCAGAAGGAAAAGCCCGATGCTCCCATGGAGGAGCTGGTCAAGGAAGCTGACGAGATCGTGGCCCAAGAGGTTGCCGAAAGAAAGAAAGAGCGCGAGAAAGAATCGACCGAGGCAAAACTCGGGGAAATCACCGAAGAAGGCGGTGAACCCGAAGTCTCCTCCTCAGCTTAAATAAATTTGTAATACACTATTAAAAGATGTTCGCTATTATCTTAACTGTACTCGCAGTCGGAGCGTTCTTCATTTTGTTTTTTAAATCGCCGATGCGTTTAAAAAACAAAGTTACCGAGAAAGAGGAAGAGGAGGCGGTCGCAACACCCGCGGCGGTCGGATTCATCGAAGATACCGGCCTGGAAACATACGGGGCGGTTTTCAAAAAGGGAAACATGGGAACTTTCGTCGCACACGACACGCTTCCGCGCGGAAGCTGGATGAGCGGGTCGCCGTACCTCGAAGAGATCGTCGAAGCTTAGGCGTAACGGAGAATGACCGGTTGCATAGTTTTTCCCATGAAAAAGCCCAGTAAAAATACAGCGAACGCTATGATCCACGTGGATTTCTCAACGTTCTTGAACAGGTCGACCGATTCTTTCTCCTGTTGAGGGACATACATTTCCGGGTGCGGTGCCTGCATGTAATATTGCTGCTGCGGCTCTTGAACTGAATTTTCGTTTTCTTCCTGATTGTTAAGAGGGTCGATGTCAGGATTGTACTCGATGGGATTTCCCATGTCAGATTCCATCATATTACTATTAACACCGCTCTATTTTTTTAAGCTTATTCTGACTCACTCTCCTCACCCAAAGTTGTCATCCTGCTCCTCTTCTTCATCCTCGTCGTCGACGATGAAATCCTTGAGGTTACCGTTATCGTCGGCGTCGTCATCGTCGTCGCAGCCCCCCTCGTCGTCACTCTCGTCCGAGTAGCATTCGTCTTCGGTGTCTATGTCGGAACCGGTATCAGTATCATGGTCCTCGCTGCAGTAGTCGTCGTCCAGAGCATTCTCAGCGGGAATGAATACGACTGGTTTTTTAACGGCTCGTCCAGATCTTGTTGTCAACGTTGTCATCTATACTGTACACCTCATTATTGTTTAAGTAGGTTAACGATGTTAGGGGACAGCTTGTGTGTCCTGGGCTTCGACTTCTTACACACAGGGCACGCCTGGACGATTTGACCCTTCTTTACCGTGTACGTCATCAGCTTATCGTGCCTCTCCCCGACCGTTTCGCAAAATCTCGAGGTCGTCGTCACCGAGAGCGCCCCTCCCTTCTGACGATTGATGTCCACGACCTTCGTAGCCTCGTCCACTTTCATCCACCTGTTCATGAAATGCTCGATCTGTGATTTGACGTCGGGCATCGGTTTATTCATGTATTTCCTGATCTCCTTACATTTGGAAATCTCGGCCTTGTTCGGGTACAGTGCTTTCGCGATATCCTCGGAAAGTTCATATCTCCGCCCGACGAAATCTTTACAGAATCCGTCCTTACGGCCGTCGAGAGTCGGACACGTGCAGAAACACTTCTGCAGGATGTGTCTACCGCTGACCA